CGGAGTAAAACCTTATGCCATTGTGAAGTCAGATGAGGTCAGACTTGTTGCCCGCGAGACAGGTAGTGTTAGAATTATAAAAGAAGGCTCAAACACAGCAGTGATCACAATGCTCTCGGATGGAAAGATTCTAATTGATAGTTCTAATGTTATGATCGGAGCAGGGGCAACAGAGCAAATTGTGTTAGGTAATGTACTTACTGATTTAATTGGTCAAATAATTGATCAAATTAACTTAATTTCTGTTCCAACCGGTGTCGGACCCTCAGGACCGCCTGTAAATGCAGCAGCATTTTCAGCGATAAAGGCACAGCTAAGTACAGCGCTGAGCGGAATTGGAAAAATAAAGTAGGATGGCTTTAGATAGACAAAAGCTATATGATGGACTTGTCGACGCTTACAATCAGGGAGCGGAGGTCTCTTCCGAAGAAGCCGCAGGATTGATAGCTTCAGCAATTGAAAACTATGCCAGAGACGCAGAAATAATGCTATTCCCAGGGCCCATGATGATTCCCAGCACTCCGCCAGTTGCTTCTACTTCTCAAAATGCTATGGTTACAGTTCTGACTGCTGATTTGGGAACTGTTGCTTTGAAGGCAGCAATTTTAGGAGGTTTCACAGCAGAAGATCCCACGCTGACAGGTTGGGCTGTAGGCTGCCAGGCTTACGCAGCTGCATCTTTTATTTCATTTATGGGATCGCCGCCGCTTGCCCACCTTGCTACCGGTGTAGCAGTGATGGCCGTGCCCCCAGTCTTAGTTCCGTCTATTGCTATCGGGCTTGCTGGAGGAGAAATGGAAGCAGTAGCAGATTCACAGGCAACAGCCATACATTCAGCATTTTTAGCAACAATATTTACAGGTGCCGGTGTTGGTATTGACGGAGGGCTAGGTGCTGTTTCTGGACCACTCATATAACTTGAATCTAAATTATATGATCATAATAAAATGACATATAGTGTTCTCAAGCTATCTGCTTAGAATATAGTTTCCATACTAATAGGTTACTAGATTTTCTCAGGTCATTATATTTACTCTTAAGGGTGCATCATGGCTATTAGCTTTAAGAGCGTCGGTGATAAGACTTCTCTAAGAAAATTTAGAAAAACTTCTGATTCTAAACCTATTGGCATTATAACTCCCTTAAGGCTAGGAACTGGCAGGTCAGGAATTTTTGAGATGAATTTTAATATAATAGACCAGCTTCACGATAATTTAAGAAATCTAGTTCTAACAAATCAAGGAGATAGGCTAGGCTCTTACGACTTTGGTGCCAACTTAATAGAACTTTGTACAGAATTAACTGCAAAGGAAGACTTTGACAATGAGGCAATAATGAGAATCAGTGACAATGTCAGGCAATTCCTACCGTTTATTGAGCTAGAGACCTTTGAGTCTGAGTTTGGAACATCTATTGATAAAATTGGTGTAGAACCAGGTCTTTCCACGGTGACAATTAGAGTTGTCTATAATATTCCAAGGCTCCGTGTTACAAAGAAAGCTTTAGATGTCGTGTTATATGTCATGGGATGATGAATGTCAAAAAATTTTAAAAATGTAAAAAAACATATTAAGCAGGTTAGACAAAGGTCATACCTTAACAAGGATTTTGACGCGTTTAGAGCAGAATTATTGGACTATGCAAGAACGTATTTTTCGGATAATATATCAGACTTTTCTGAGGCATCTGTAGGTGGCATGTTTTTAGAAATGGCAGCTTATGTCGGAGATGTAATGTCATACTATTTAGATCATCAGTTTAATGAGCTTGACTTGCAGACAGCTGTAGAAGAAAAGAATATCGAAAGACTTGTAAGGGCCGCAGGAGTAAAATCAGGAGGAGCATCGCCTGCAGTAGTTGATGTAGAATTTTCACTTGAGGTGGATTCTGAAACAACAGCTAATGGAACACAGCCAAAAATAGTCAATCTACCCATTATACAGGCTGGAACAACAGTTTCTTCAAATACAGGTGTAACTTTTGAGCTGGGAGAAGCCTTAGATTTCTCTGAAAAAAGTTCAAATGGAAATCTTGCAGCAGTAACAACAGTCGTACAAACTGATTCAAATAATTTACCGGTAAAATATAAGCTAACAAGAACAGGACTTTGTAAATCAGGAAAAACAATAACAGAGACATTCTTAGTATCAGATGATTTTAAGCCATTCAGAAAAATAACGATAGGATCAGAAAATGTCTCAGAGATAATATCAGTATTTGATGATGATAGAAATGAATACTATGAGGTGGAGTCACTAACACAAGATACAGTGTATAAGCGTGTTTTAAATGTTGGCCCAGATAGTGATCTTGTTTCTGATAATTTAGAGATACTTTCTGCACCGTATAGATTTATAAAGCTTTCAAGTAGAAAGACAGGTTTAACAACACTGACTTTCGGATCAGGTGATGCCAGTTCAGCAGATGATAATATCATACCGGATCCCAGTGAGGTTTCTCTTCCTCTTTTTGGATCAAAAAATACTATGAATAGATTTTCTGTTGATCCAAATTCTCTATTGAAAACAAGAACATTGGGTTTATCACCTCGAGGAACAAAGATCACAGTTAGATACAGGGCAGGCGGAGGCTTGTCACACAATGTAGGCTCGAAGTCAATAAGTACAGTAAAGCTGCTGAATACAAAATTTGAACCCGGGATTTCTTCATCAAGAATATCATTGATAAGAGCTTCAATTGTCGCAACAAATCCAGCTGCAGCTTCTGGCGGAGAGTCTGAACTAACTATAAACGAATTAAGGTCCACAGCACTTGCATTTAGAAATTCACAATCAAGAATTGTGACAAAACAGGATCTAATATCAAGAATTTACACGATGCCAACAAATTTTGGTAGAGTTTTTAGAATTGGAATAAGATCAAATCAAAATAACCCACTTGCATCAACAGTTGCAATAATAAGCCGTGATTCTGATAATAGGTTAGTGCTTTCACCTGATGCACTAAAGCAAAACTTACAAACATATCTCAATGAGTTTCGTCTGATTTCAGATGCAATTGACATAGTTGATGCAAGAATTATCAATATTGGTGTGAGATATTCAATTGTTGTTGATGCATTTTCAAATAAGGAATTAACTGTCCAGCGCGTCAATGCATCACTTAAAAATTATTTAAAAATTGAAAACTTTCAGATCGATCAACCCATTGTCATCTCAGATCTAACAAATTTAATTTTAAATACAGATGGAGTTTTATCCCAGATAAGCATAGAGATTAAAAGCAAAGTAGGAATTGATAAAACAAGAACATATAGTGACCAAACATTCAATATTGCATCCAATACATCAAGAGGGATAGTAGTTCCACCCAAAGGATCAATTTTTGAATTAAGATTTCCAGACGACGATATAGTTGGAAACGCCGAGTAGGAGATAAAATGTATAGAATTCTTTCAGCTAGCAGTGATACTTACATCACAAATAAGATCATCAACAATTCATTTAGAGCAACTGATGCCAATGTAGGGCATGCTGGAACACTTGATCTATTTAAACTCTATGATGAATCAATGATATCTGGAATAGATGCCCCAACAGAGGTATCAAGAATATTAATAAAGTTTGATTTGAGTCCGCTAAAAGAGATAACAGGGTCAGAACTTGATATAACTCATCCATCATTTAATTGCACGCTAAAATTACATGATGTCTACGGCGGACAGACAACACCCTCTAATTTTAATGTAATAGTATTTCCTCTTTCAAGATCATTTGATGAGGGAATTGGCCGTGATGTTGTCACGTTTGAAGATCTTGATTCATGTAACTTTATAACATCCTCAATTTCGAGTGGTAAAGCTTTAAAATGGTATCTTTCAGGCGCAAATAAGGCAGGAAAGCTAGGCTCGAGTGACATTGATATAATTGAAAGTGGTTCACTTGGAAGCGGCGTAGCAAAGCTATGGAAGGAGCAATCATTCTCAACTGGAGATGAAAATCTAGAGATAGATGTGACATCATTGATCTCTGGAACTCTAGCAGGTGCAATGGAAGATCATGGGTTTAGAATATCATTTTCTGGAAGTGAGGAGTCCGACCACTTTACAAGATTTGTAAAGAGATTTGCATCAAGACACGCATCAAATACCAGAATTCGACCAAAGATGATTGTCAGATATAATGATACAATACAGGATCATCATAAAAATTTCTTCTTCGATGTCACTGGCTCAATATTCATTAATAACTTTCACAGAGGTGTAAATGCAGATATTCTTTCAGGATCAACAGCAACAAAGATAACTGGAACAAACTGTTTACTTGTAACATTGACATCAGGAAGCTCAGGAAGTTCAACATTCTTTTCTAGAACATTTTCAGGCTCTCAGCATAAAATAGGTGATAATTTTATGAGTGGTGTATACTCATCAACATTCAGCATATCTGAATTTGATTCTGGGACATTGAGAAATGAAATTATCAATGCAGGCTCTGCTACATTTACAGAGGTATGGAGTTCTAAAGATAAGACAGTGGGATTCTTGACTGGAACACTTGTTATAAATTCTGTTAGACGATCTGCATTTAATAATGAACCCAAGCGCTTATTTGTCAATATTACAAATCTAAAACACAAATATAACCACAATCAAAAATCAAAGTTTAGGGTGTTTGTTGAAAATATATCTGATGACTTAGTTGTTACAAAGACTCCTATAGTGGCTCCAAGTGAAATATTTACACAGATGTACTACAGAGTGAGAGATTTTGATTCTGGTGATATCATCATTCCATTTGACACAGTAAAGAAAGGTACACTTCTTTCAACTGATTCAAACGGTATGTATTTTGAATTTTATATGAATAGCCTTGAAAAGGGCAGAACATATGTTTTTGACTTTCTTATTGAAGACAACGGATTCGATCAGATTTTTTCAAATGTTGCAACAAAGTTCA